CCGACCATTGCCAGAATTGTGACCGAGATAATCTCGGCTCTGGTGGGACTGCTGCCGCAAATCGTGTCAGCCGGAGCGGATATTCTGCTGTCGCTCATCAAGGGCATTGCGGACACGATTCCGCAGCTTGTTCCGCAGATAGTCGCTGTTGTCGTGGAGATAGTGAAAACGCTTGTGGACAACCTCCCACTCATTTTGGACGCAGCTTTGCAGCTTATAACCGAACTGGCGCAGGGTATTTTAGATTCACTGCCGATCCTCATTGAAGCCCTGCCGCAGATAATCACGGGAATCGTAGATTTCCTCATCAGCGCGATACCGCAGATAATCGAAGCGGGAATACAGCTTCTAACCTCGCTCGTGACCGCTCTGCCGGACATCATTGCGGCAATCGTGGAGGTAATTCCGCAGATAATTGACGGGATAATCAAGGCGGTGATTTCCGCAATTCCGCTCATCATCGAAGCAGGAATCAAGCTGCTTGTTGCGCTTGTGCAGAACCTGCCGACAATCATCACGACTATTGTTGCAGCTATTCCGCAGATTATTTCAAGCGTTATAGACGCTGTTATCGGAGCGATTCCGCAGCTTGTTGCGGCAGGAGTTCAGCTGTTTATTGCCCTGATTGAAAATCTTCCGACCATAATTGTGGAGATAGTCAAGGCGATTCCGCAAATCATAACCGGAATAGTGGACGCATTCAGCGGCTACTTCGGCAAGATGGCGGAGGTCGGCGGTAATCTTCTGAAAGGTCTGTGGCAGGGCATTTCTGACGCGGGCGCGTGGCTCTGGAATCAGATTAGCGGATTTTTCGGCGGCATCGTGGACGGAATCAAGGACTTCTTCGGAATTCACTCGCCGTCAAAGCTATTCGCCAATCTCGGCGGCTTTATGGCTGAGGGCCTTGGCGAGGGCTTCGGCGATGAGATGAAGGACGTTTCAAAGAGTATGCAGAACGCTATCCCGTCGGATTTCAATTTGGATATGAACGGCACTGTTTCGGGATTTAACGGTTTGGGACAGACACAAGCTTTTGACTTGACAATTCCGCTAAGCATTGACGGAGTTCCGCTGACTAAGGTAATTTCAAGAATACAGTGGAATCAGAACAAGGTTACGGTGAGAAATGCGGGGGCGGTGTGATGGTTGAGATAATCGTGACCGAAAACGGCAATGTGCGAGGTGTGTTCGCAAGAGTGATTTCTGCATCGCTTACCGACAGTCTGAACGGAGAATGCACCTTTCAGTTTTCCGTGATTTCATCGATGGCTTCGGAGATATTCACGGGACTGGAGGTACGGCTGAAAAGCGACACTCTGAACTACCTTTTCAATGTTGTGAAAGTGTCGAAATCCCTGTCAAACGGCATTGCGATTTGCACCGTGGAGTGCGAGCACAAGTCCTACGAACTTAACAATGACGAATACAAGCTGACTGAATTTGACTTTGAGGGCACTCCCGGCGAGTGCCTTATTTCTTTGCTGCAAGGCACTTCGCTGACCGCAGGAATTTGCGACACGACCGTCCCTATAAAGCTGAAAATCAATCGAGAATGTACCCGTCGAGCCGCCTTAATGCAGCTAGTTGCGCTCTGCGGAGGAGAAATCGAGTACAATGGGACGGAAATAAATATCCGTTCCCACAGAGGTTCGCAGGACTATATCGGCATTATGGACGGGCGCAACGTTTCGGATTTGACCATGGAAACCGACAGCCGTTCGGGAACTACAAATTACGGACTAACGCTGTACAAAAATATCAATTTCTCGGTCGGCGACAATGTGCAGATAGTATTCCACCCGTTCAATCTCAATGTGAATACCCGCATAATCGCCATGAGTTTCAACCCGTACAACCGCCGTGAGATTTCCATCGAGGTCGGAGATTACAGACCGAGCATTTCGGACAATCTCTATCAGATGGAGCAGAAAACCAACGAGATACGCAAGGACGTGGGCGAATCCACTGCAGAACTGAAAACCGCGACAAACAGCACGGATATTTCGGTTACAGACAAGTCGCAAAGGCTGTTCCGCATTACTTACAGTGCGATTCAAGCAACATATGCGGCATTCTGCTCGACCGTGAAATTCGTGATTTCAGCCGCAGGAACTCTTGCGTTCATTCTGAAAAAGAACGAAAACGATGTCATGCGGTATGAGGAGTATTTCAGCGAGGGTCCGCACACAAAGACTTATACCTATCCGTTCACATCGGAGGTCGGTCAAAATACCATGTCGCTTAGCGTGGTTTCGGTTGACGGCGCACAGGGCAAGTTTCCGAAAATGCAGACGTGGGGCTATGTGATGGGCGCTTACCTTTCCGGAGATACACCCTGGGACGGCTACATTGAAGCCCGTGAGATTGAGGTTTGCTTTTCAATGCGCCGTACCGACAGGAAGAAACTTGTACGCACATCGGATACTCTGCTGTTTGAAATTCTCAAATCGCATAAGTTTGTTTTCGGCGAGTTTGCGCCTGCTTTCATCAAGCGTGATAGGGACAGGAAAACTCTTGAACCTACTGTTATGGCAATATTCCCTGACGCATGGAGTCCGAAGATAATTACACCGCCGCCAATTACGGTGGTGAATGTGTCCAACAGAAAGCTTTATCTTGAACTGCGCGATCCCGTCAAGGCTGATGAAATAGCGGTTTCTGCGTTCACCATGATTGTCACAACTGAAAACGAAACCGTGCGCTTGCAGCCGATTTACGCAGATTTCGGTGTCGGTAATTTCGGCAGCACGATTTGGCTTGCGTTCGGAAGTTCTGTGATGAAAGACAGCGTGCAGAGTATAACGTTATTGTATGACGGCGAGGTCGGAAATCTTGTTGATGTGCTTAACAATGCGCCTTGCGGCAGTTTCCAAACTTCGTTTATTTACCAACCATTTGAGGAGGAAGAAACATGATAAAAGGACGTGCGACAATTCAACTTTTCGATGAAAAGACGGGCGAGGTAGTTCATGAACTGCATGAGGAAAACATGATAACCAATGCCGTTGACACGATTCTGAACCCGCCAGATTACATTGAAATCGGCATGGATTCCGACAACGACCGCAGCTTTAATATGCTGCGTGATTTCGTGGGAAATATCTCTGATACTGCGTTCCGTGGAGTCATCGTCTGCCGCGACAAAATACCCGAGGACGGCAATAATATGATGCTCCCGTGGACGAACGAGGAGATAGGTCATGCCGGAATTTCAAATACCAGCACGGACACTTCAATCGGCACTTACAACGCAAACGAAAGCGGACGAATTGAGAACGGCAAGGGCTACTGCCATGTGTGGGACTTTGCTTCTGACCGTGCGAACGGCGAAATCGGTTGTATATGCCTTACCACCAAGGACGGCGGCACCTGCGGCTACCACGACACTTACTGGAATCTTTCAACGGGAGGAACTGACCTTAACAGCAGTTCTCTGGACTCGTTCAAGCAGGCGTATCACACTATTGTCGGGCGGTATATTCCGGATTCGCAGTTCAATTGCGGAGTTTTCAAGTGGTTTTACATGGGCAGGCTCTCGAACGGAAATGTGCGGCTTCTCGGAAAGCATATCCATGACGGCTGCATTTATGAGGTCGTTATGTTCGACCCCATGTCCATAAGCGTAAGCGCGGAAAAGCCGTTCTGCGGCATTATAAGCGTGCAGAAAGTCATAGAGCTGTTTCCGGCGGCGGAGCGTATTCCAGATTCCATGTACGATAACAGCTATCATCATGGCAGCTATTTTTATGACTGTAACACTACAAATGCGGACTATGTACCGCAGGAGGAAAAGGAAAAGCTACGGCAGGATTGGGAGGACGCGCCCCAGTGGCTTGCGTATTTTCCGTATGTTATCGGCGATAAGATACATATCGTTGCGACCTCACGCTGTCATATCCATCACTATATTTTCAGGCTGTCCGACTACTCGCAGGTTTCGAAGAAAACCATCGAAACCGACACGCTGCTCCAAATGTACGGCGTAGGCTTTAAGTATGAGAGAATCAGCAATTCTTCATCGCAGTACAGATGGTTTTACGGCGCGGGTGTGAACGGCGATTACTGCAATGCGCTGAGTGCCTTTGAGTGGGACGATAAATACTTCGTCATTACTAAATATCCGCTGATAGACGGCAAAGAAGCGACAGGAACAAATAACTTCGGGCAGCTGCGCATATTCACAAAGGACGGTAAATCCACGGGCAAGACATGGCAGTATGTCGCTGACGGAACGCTCTCTAATATGACAGCGGCGAGCTTCTGGGGATTTTATGTTGACGAAAAGACGAACACTCCGCTTGTGATTTGCGATAGCTGCAACATTTCCTATTCACTGCTTGCCCTTGAGATAATCAAAAGCGGCGAGGATTACGGAAGATACAGAATGCGGTTCTCTGCTCCGACTTATGGAAACAGTTATCTGTATTCATACGCAAATCTTATCAAGACGGACGGACTTAACCTGCCGCTGTATATCCTGCCGTACTATCCGTATTCAAGCGGCAGTCAGCATTTCTTCGGCTTTGCGCTTGGGATATGCAAGCTGTGCCTTACCACAATAAACAATCTGTCCGAGCCGGTGCGAAAACTGGACGGGCAGGTCATGAAAATATCTTACGATATCGTTGACGAATGATTGGAGGGTTTATTATGAGAGAATTCTGGAACACGATTCAGCTTGTTTTTACTGCGGTCGGCGGGTGGCTCGGGTGGTTTCTCGGCGGGAGTGACGGGCTGCTGTATGCGCTTATTGCGTTTGTGGTAATCGACTACATAACCGGAGTGATGTGCGCTATTTCGGACAAGAAGCTGTCAAGCGCAGTCGGGTTCAAGGGAATATGCAGAAAGGTGCTTATCTTCGCTCTGGTCGGCGGCGGGCATATCCTCGACACTCAGGTTATTGGCGCAGGCTCCGTTCTGCGCACAGCGGTGATATTCTTCTATCTGTCGAACGAGGGTATTTCGCTGCTTGAGAACGCTGCGCACCTTGGATTGCCTGTTCCGAAGAAGCTGAAAGATGTGCTGGAGCAGCTGCATAAGCGTTCGGAAAAGGAGGACGAAGATGAAGATTAAAGGTGTGGATTTAAGCTACTGCCAGGAGGGCATCAGCTTTCCTGCGCTGAAACAGGCGGGTGTGAAGTTTGCGATTATCCGTGCGGGCTTTTCCACGAAGAAAGATGTGACTATGGGTAAGTTCGTGACGGACTGCAAGAAATACGGCATTGATTACGGATTTTACTGGTACAGCTATGCAATGAGCGTTGAACAGGCAAAAGCTGAAGCCGAGAAATGTATTTCTGTGATTAAGGGACTGTCCCCGACATATCCCGTATTCTTCGACATGGAGGAGAAAAATCAGATCAGCGGTCTGAATACGGACACACGCACAAAGATGGCAATTGCTTTCTGTGAAAAGATAATGCAGGAGGGATTCATGCCGGGCATTTATGCAAATCCGTCTTTCATGGAGAACTATTACGACAAGAGCAGGATTGTCAGCAGGTACGACATCTGACTTGCCCACTGGACTAACAGCCCCAACTGTCCGTCAAAGTACAGCTACGGTCAGACACTGTGGCAGTGGGGACTTGACAGAATAGACGGATACGATGTTGACGGAGATATCTGCTTTACCGATTACGGCAAGAAAAAGCCTGTCGAGAAAACCATAGATCAGCTTGCTGACGAGGTTCTTGCCGGCAAGTGGGATAACGGTGCGGAGCGTGAAAGACTGCTCACTGCCGCCGGATATGACTACAATGCGGTTCAGAAAAGAGTGAACGAAATACTCAACAAGAAAACCGTTGACGAGATTGCAAACGAGGTTATTCGTGGCGAATGGGGCAACGGCGCTGAACGCAAAGAGAAACTCACTGCGGCAGGATATGACTATTTTGCTGTGCAGAAGCGTGTAAACGAAATGCTCTGATAAAACTTAATTCTATACAGCAGCAATGCCCACCTTGGATAGATTTCCTTGGTGGGCATTATTTTTTGCGGACCGGAAAGCTGAGTTTCTTCCAGTTGATACTGAGGTAATCTCAGACTGGAGGAAAATTTTATGACAAATCAGCAAAGGAATCAGATACGAACAATGCGTCTGCAAGGAGCAGGATATATTAAAATAGGAAAAATCCTTGGTATTTCAGATAATACAGTGCGCTCGTTCTGTCGGCGTAATGGTCTTGACGGCAAGGCTAAGAACACCATTGCCTGCAAACAGTGCGGAAAATTGATAAAGGTTGTTCCTAAACAGAAACCGAAAAAGTTCTGCTCGGATTCTTGCCGTAATGCGTGGTGGAAGGAACACCCGGAGTGTATCACCAAAAAGGCAGTGTATGAGTTTACCTGCGCTTGCTGTGGGCGGTATTTCACCGCTTATGGGAATAGTCACAGAAAATATTGCTCTCATGGCTGCTACATAGCCGGACGCTTTGGAAAGAAGTGTGGACGTAATGAGTAACGCTTACAGAGTGCGGTTAGAAAGTTATCTCGCTTCAATGCTCCAGGCAAAACAGATGATGTCGATGGGAATTTTAACCTCTGATGATTACGCCGCTATTGATACAATAATGACCGAAAAATACGGCATATCTTCGTGTAGTTTGTATTGCGGAATCGACTTGATATATGATGGTTTTAGAGGTAATATGTCACACTGCAAGGAGGTGACGTAATGTCAAGAAAAATAACCATCGTATCAAAACCACCAAAATTGGAGCGGAAAAAGAGAGTTGCCGCTTATGCCCGTGTTTCCAGTGGGAAAGACGCTATGCTTCACTCGCTGTCAGCACAGGTCAGCTATTACAGCGACCTTATCCAAAGCCACGGCGAATGGCTTTATGCAGGAGTATATGCAGATGAAGCCAAGACCGGCACAAAGGATTCAAGAGCAGGATTTCAAAGTCTTGTTGCAGACTGCCGTGCCGGTGAAATCGATATGGTGATTACAAAATCCATCTCCCGCTTTGCACGAAATACAGTCACTTTGCTACAGACAGTTCGTGAATTCAAAGCCCTGGGGGTGGATATTTATTTTGAAGAGCAGAACATTCATACAATGAGCGGTGACGGAGAATTGATGATGACGATTCTTGCTTCATACGCACAGGAAGAAAGCCGTTCCGCAAGCGAAAATCAGAAGTGGCGAATTAAGCGTAGTTTTGAATCCGGTATTCCATGGGATAGGACTTTAATGGGGTATCGTATGGAAAACGAGCATTATGTTATTGTTCCGGGGGAAGCCGAAATCGTCCGCCGTATTTATAATGAATACCTTTCGGGCAGCGGCTACCAGCTTATTGCAAAACGCTTGAATGAGGAGGGTGTTCCGTCACGGTTTGGCGGTAAATGGAATCAGTCCGCAGTTTCACGAATACTTAGCAATCACACCTATACGGGTAATCTGTTGCTGCAAAAGACATTCCGTGAAAACCATATCACTAAACGGAAAATCTTCAATAACGGCGAACTTCCGAAGTACCTTGCTGAAGAAAGCCACGAAGCCATTGTTGACGAAGAAACTTTTCAAGCTGTTCAAGAGGAAAAGTCAAGGCGGTTGGCTCGGTTTAACAAGAAGTCTGTGTCAAAGAAAACATATCCCTTTTCAAGCTTTATGGTGTGCGATAACTGCGGCAAAAATTACCGACGAAAGGTTACAAAATCGGGTCCTGTATGGGTCTGCAATACATTCAATTCTTTGGGGAAATTCGCCTGTGCGTCTAAGCAGATACCGGAACCTATTCTTCAGCAGGTAACAGCCGAAGTCTTAGGCAAGGCAGATTTCACCGGTGAACAGCTGCGAAGCCGCATACAGAAAATCGTGGTTTGCAGCGAAAATGTTCTGATTTTCCGCTTTCGGGATGGTTCGGAAGTTGCACGAAAATGGAAAAACCGCTCACGCAGCGAAAGCTGGACAGACGAAATGAAAGCAGCCGCCAGTCAAAAAGCATTAGGGAGGAATAAGCACAATGCCTAAAGTTACCATGATTCCTGCAACCATAAATCCAATGACGCACTTGCCAAAAGAAACCACGCAGAAAAGGCGGGTCGCCGGGTACGCTCGTGTTTCCACTGACAGCGATGAGCAGTTCACAAGCTACGAAGCACAAGTGGACTACTACACAAAATTCATTCAGTCAAAGCCTGAATGGGATTTCGTAAAGGTCTATACAGACGAGGGTATAAGCGGCTGTAATACCAAGCATCGCGATGGCTTCAAGGAGATGATTTCCGATGCGTTAGCAGGCAAAATTGACCTTATTGTTACCAAATCGGTCAGCAGATTTGCAAGGAACACCGTGGACAGCCTTGTGACGATCCGAAAGCTGAAAGAAAACGGCGTGGAGTGTTATTTTGAAAAAGAGGGAATTTACACCTTTGATGGTAAGGGCGAACTGCTTATTACCATCATGTCCTCGCTTGCGCAGGAGGAAAGTCGCAGTATTTCCGAAAACATCACATGGGGTCAGCGTAAGAGCTTTGCTGACGGCAAGATACATTTGGCATATAAACATTTTCTCGGTTATGAGAAAGGCGAGGACGGCCGACCGACAGTGGTAGAGAAAGAAGCCGTTGTCGTTCGATTGATTTACCGACTTTTTCTTGACGGAAAAACACAGGCAGGCATTTGCAGACACCTTGAAAGTCTTGGAATTCCATCGCCTAGCGGTAAGGAAAAGTGGAGTAAAACCACGGTTACCAGTATTCTGACAAACGAAAAATACAAGGGCGACGCATTGCTCCAAAAGTCGTTTACAGTAGATTTTCTGGAGAAAAAGACAAAACCAAACGAGGGCGAAGTACCACAGTATTATGTTGAGGGCAGCCACCCCGCCATTATTGCCCCCGATGAATGGGATCATGTGCAGGCGGAGTTCGCCAGACGGAAAGCACTGGGTAAAGCATATAGCGGAAAGAGCATATTCTCAGCAAAGCTGGTCTGCGAGAACTGCGGTGCATTTTTCGGCTCAAAAGTCTGGCATTCCACAGACCAATACCGCCGTACAATATGGCAGTGCAACAACAAATTTAAAGGCGAGGAGCGCTGCCACACGCCCACTGTGGACACCGAAACCGTACAGCGGCTTTTCATAAAAGCCTATAATAAGATGATGGGGAAAAGAGCACAAATCATCGAGGACTGCGAACTGATGCGCAAAAAGCTGACCGATTTCAAGTCACTGGACGCCGATATTGAGCGTCACCTTGAGGAAACGCAGATTGTTGCCGAACTTGTCAAGGCTGCAGTTAAGGATAATGCAGTCACCGCACAATCGCAGGAAGCGTACTTGGAAAAGTATGAGGCACTTACCCAAAGGTATGAAACAGCGGTGGCGGAACTGGACCGCCTGCAAAATCTCCGTTCTATCCGCAGTCAGAAAGATAAGGCGATGGCACTTTACATACGAACCCTGAAAAAACAACCGACCGTATTGAGCGAGTGGAACGACACTTTATGGACTGTGATGGCAGAGAAAGCAATCGTCCATAGGAACGGCGAGATAACCTTTGTATTCTACAATGGCACTAAGGTTAGAGTGGAGGGGTAAAAATTGGAGCGTAACTTGATTTTTACTCCGCACTGTGGCAATGATTTCTGTAATATATCGGTGTAACGCCGTACAGCTTTTTGAATCTGCGGCAGAAATAGCCGATGTTTTCAAATCCTGTTTCACGCGCTATGGCACAAACACTGTTTTCGGTATCAATAAGCAGCTTTGACGCACGTTTCAGCCTGTATTCTACAACGTATTTTATCGGCGATGTGTGCAGGTAAGTCCTGAAAATATTGAGAACACTGCTTTTGCTTACAAGAACTGTACGGGCAATATCGTCCAGTGTTATCTGACCGCTGTAATTATCATGAATATACTGCATCATTATCTGAAGCTTAGCCTGCGTCTGTGCGGAATGCACGGACATAGAACCGCAATCTGTTATCTGTATGCTTTCATATAACAGGTGCCATAGTTTAAGTAACAGTTCTACCGTCTTCATTTCAGACGCTGTGCCTGAACCCTGCACAGCAAATACCGACCTCATTGTTTCGATAATGCAGTGGTGCGCTGTTGCTTCGGCGGAAAAAATCACACATTCGGTAGTTGATTCAATTATCGGTCTGATGTATCTGCTGTATATCAGACTGCCCTGCGGCGCAAGCAGAACAGGTGAAAAAACAATGTTTGGAATGATAGCACTGTCCTTGGCTTCAAACCTGTGTATCACCTGAGAGTTTATAAAGATTCCATCGCCCGAGCTTAGAATATACCTGTTTCCGCCCACCAGGAAATCAGCCTTACCCTGCTGTACATAAACAAATTCGACCTCCGGGTGCCAGTGCCAGTCGATACAGTGAAAGTCGAAATCCCAGATGTCCTCATAATAGTAGCTGAAAGGATATTCTTCGCTGCCGTGACTTGCGGTTTCACGCAAGGTTTCGTCTGTTGTGATCCTGTCCTTTTTGATTTCGTCACTCATATTCTCACCTGATTTACGATATTGTGTAATAAAAATGTGATTTTGTGCATTGAAATGTTATGATGCTTGCTATATAATCTGATTATATCAATCGTCAAGGAGTTTGTCAATATGGCTGTGAATTACAGAAAAACACTTATATCCTGCTATCTTGGATTCATCACACAAGCAATAGCGGCTAATTTCGCCCCGCTTCTATTTCTCACATTTCACAACGGCTATGGTATCCCGCTTGGGAAAATCGCCCTTATCTCGTCGGTATTTTTTGTTACTCAGCTTATCATAGATGTGCTGTGCGCACGTTTCGCCGACAAAATCGGCTATCGGAAATGCGTTATCGGTTCGCAGGCTTTTTCGGCACTTGGACTTATCGGACTTGCCTTTTTGCCCGAACTGCTTCCCGACCCGTTCACAGGAATAATCGTAAGCACGATCATATATGCAATGGGAAGCGGTCTTACCGAGGTGCTTGTAAGTCCGATAGTTGAAGCCTGCCCGTTTGAGCATAAAGAAGCCGCAATGAGCCTGCTGCATTCATTCTACTGCTGGGGTTCGGTCGGAGTTATACTCATTTCAACACTGTTTTTTACTGTTTTCGGCATAGAAAACTGGAAGTGGCTCTCTTGTATCTGGGCGATAATTCCACTTGTGAACATATACAATTTTTCAGTATGTCCCATTGAACATCCTGTTGAGGACGGTGAGGGAATGCGTATCCGTGACCTGCTCAGAGTACCTCTGTTCTGGCTTGCGATACTGCTTATGGTATGCGCCGGAGCCTCGGAGCTTTCAATGGCACAGTGGGCGTCGGCATTTGCAGAATCCGCTCTCGGACTGACTAAGTCAGTCGGAGATATAGCAGGACCGTGTATGTTTGCGGTGACGATGGGCATAAGCCGTACACTCTACGGAAAGTACGGCGAAAAGCTCGATCTTATGAAATTCATGATAGGCTCGGCACTGCTGTGTCTGATCTGTTATATCACCGCCTCCCTGTCGGGAATACCTGTAATCGGACTTCTCGGCTGCATAATGTGCGGATTCTCGGTAGGTATCATGTGGCCCGGTTCTATAAGCATCTGCTCAGGCAAAATACCCACCGGCGGAACTGCAATGTTTGCACTTCTCGCTATGGCAGGCGATCTCGGCGGAGCACTCGGTCCTGCTATTGTAGGAAATATCACCCAGAATGCAGGCAATGATATGCAGAAAGGTATGCTTTCAGGCTGTGCATTTCCCTTGATACTTATGGTATCGCTCCTGCTGCTGAACAGGACCGGACGTAAAAATAACTGATCGTATCCGGCAGGTTTATGCAAAAAATATGATAAAAAGGCACCATGTATTAAAACGTGATGCCTTTTTTTATCTTTTGATGTCAGCAGTTAATTTACAAATTTCATAGAATCCGTTCTATATTTCTGAGAAGTATTATCTGCATCGTGGGTATAGTGGCTTTTCAGTTGGTGTAAGATTGAAATTTCTGCATTAAACTTATTTTTTTAGCATTGACGATTGTTATTCCGCCTGATATTCTTAGTGTCCAAACTTTACAGTTCCGAACCACAGAGTGGGAAAATAAGATAACATGGCTGCAAAACTGTTTATCCCTTAGAGATAACGTCCTGCGTGGTTTTGTCATTTTTAGGAATAATTTAAAAGTGCACACCCCATTGCCGAAAATGCACACCCTTACGACCTTTCGTTAAATAGTATAAAGGCGAAAAAAAGAAAAGGCTCTGCTGTGACCGTTTTTCAGTCATCTCAGAGCCTGCTTTCGTTAAATTGTGTTGACAAATCCCATTAAACAAGGATTTTCGGATAAAGAAAACGGACACCAATCATAATACGCATTGTATCAAAATTGGCGTCCTGTTATGGTCGAGATGATACGTATCAGAATAAGCTCTCTACCTCTGGTAAATCAAATCACATAAGGAGCGCTTCGATTTCCTTATCACGCTCTGCGGCGGTGATAATACCCATCTGGCATTTCTGCTCAACCTTTTTGATAGCTTCAAAGTTATCAACACGCTTCTTTAACTGAGCAACCTTAGTGTCATACTCAGCCTGACCGATAAGCTCCATTGCAAGTGCCTTGTCAAGCTTCTCAATTTCAGCCTGAACCTGTGCTTCAACAGCAGACTTCTCCTGGAGGAGAGTCCTATCTTTTCTGCGCTTCTCGATTTCAATCATCTTTGCCTGAAGCTCATCTCTGCGTTCAAACTTGGGGTCAAGCATTTTCAGAACGTCAGATACGTCAATGCCCGGCATTTCGCTGGTTTTCTTTACATAATCGACATATTTCTTGCCTATCTGCGTATAGCCGCTCATTATGTCGTTTTCGATGGAGTCAAGTTCTCTCTTGATTTCTGCAATTTCGGAAGCGTCCTTTGCATCTGTCGCTCCAGTATTGACAACATTCATTGCACCTTTTCCTAAAGAACCTGCTGTATTCTTGAGATTATTGAAAAAAGCCATGGTGATTCTCCTTCATAGAAATTATTCAGAAAAGTAATTACCTCTTCTGTAAGTCCTATTATATCACTAACATGACTATTTGTCAAGATATATAGACTATATCAAATTAAATAATCTTTCGAAAGTATAGCCGCCCATGATATACTATATAATAGAAAGAATGGGGTGAAACGTTATGCAGGGAGATACATTAGGCACAAGGATAAAGCAGTTACGCAAGGGCAGACAGCTTACACAGGCTCAGCTTGCAAAGGAATTGTACCTGAGTGAAAGCTATGTCGCATATATTGAAACAGACCAGCGCAATCCCAGCATGGACGTTGTAGCTAGAATAGCGGAATATTTCCATGTGTCAGCCGATTACCTTATCAACGGTGATTCACAGGAACCATATGAGCGGTACATGAAAAAATGGTCGGATATAATCAAGGGACATTCACAGAAAGATATTGATACTGCGCTGAATATAGTACAGGCATTTTTCAGCAGTATAGACAGTAACTCTGACAGCTAGTATAAAAAATCTCCTAACGCCACAAAAGACGTTAGGAGATTTCTCATTTAGAGATAAAATAGTAAGTATGCCGATTAGACTTGACCTCAAAGCTGGTAATTCGCTTAAACTGGCATTCCCGAACCGCCTGCTTGAACTTACGACCAAGAGTGCGCCTTTCAGCATTAGACTTATTATTCCAGATACCCACAGGGAAAAACTCTTTGAGTTCATGAAGCTGATTTTTGGAGAGATTTCGCATAAAGCTGTATATTAAACGTTTGTCACTATTTGACATGGAATCACACCTTTCTTAAATGGAATTACGCCATAGAAATCTACGGCGTATCTGTATTTAATAAATTGTTAGAAAAACCAGCTTAAAAAGATACAAACCTATTTTTTAAAATGTTGCAGGTAGCATATTATTGACTTCAAGAATAGGTATATCATTAATGGTGTAGTCCGATTTATAACCATAATTGTATTTTGCCATATCATTTATATTGATTCCAACAGGCTTTACACTATCAGGCTTGTCAATATATAGAATAAACCCTAATGGGCAGGTGGATATTTCACTTAATAACGTACTTCTACCACTATAAATATCAAACATGCCACATATCTCATGAATTCTTAGAAATGGTCCTTTGGATAGATAAAAATAAACCGAATATCTATCATGGTTAAATTCCATGGATTCTTTGTTTAATAAAAATTGGCGCAAAGAGTCGTCACCGAAGCAATCGACATTAATGTCACAAAACATTGTCATAACTGCTTTAAAAAATTTAAGAGGACTAAAGCTTTTCAATTCACAAGAGCAAGTTTTATATTGTTCTTTCTTTGCTTCTAATATAGCCGCACTCATTATATTAGCCAAATAAACATATTCATTAACATACCATGTACCGGTATTGTTATTGCATTCTCGGCATAGATAAAAGTCTCCGCTTCCACGTTGCTGTATTCTTCCTTTTACATCAGAAAGCATATTGGGCAAATCATTAGGTGGACTACAAACCATCTTTATCGAGTCTTCTGCTGAAAGAATTTTGACGGCTGAATCATTGAATGCTTTATGTGGTGGAACGTGTTCAAACGTTAATTCTTTTTCCATTCCACACAATTTACATTTTCCGATAACAGATTTGATCTTACTCATAATATCACCTCTCTACAAATTATATCATTTATTTTCAATAGTGTCAATAATATGAAAATGTAAATATAATAAACATATATTATCTCCTAAATAACATAAGGAGGTAAACCCGCATGATTACTGATACAACAGCCATGCAGACCACAGCCATATACAGCGATGACAAAACACATCGCTACCTGCTACGAAAGGAATGGAACAGCGAAAAGAAGTCAGCGGAAATCATAATGCTCTATCCTAGTTCCGCTGATACAGTCACGGTAGACCACACAACCATGTTCGTACTGCGTAATCTGGAACGCCTGAACTATGGAAGTGTGAATATCGTAAATCTGTTCTCCAGCATGAGCGGAAAGCACAGCACGTCAGATATTGACGAGGATAATCTGGGCTATATACAGCAGTACGCTGATAGTTCAGATATCATCATCTTTGCAACAGGCACAGGTGGTGATGGAAATAAAGCAGTGCTGACTATGCAGAAGAAAGTCCTGGATATGCTCGAACCCTATGCCAGCAAGCTGTACTGTATCGCAGACCAGAAAGGCAGGAAATTCTATCACCCTCTGTGTCCTGCGGTCAGATACTGGACATTGGCTACATTCGATTACAAGGAACTGAAAGCATATCAGGAAGAAAAGGCAAAGCCAAAAGAAATAGCGCCTGTAAAGCCTGATGAAGATACATCAGTTCCTGAAACCATTGTAGATATTCCAGTAGAAGAATCAACCCCTGAGAAACCAAAACGCAGAAAGAAGAATACGAAAACAACGTCCTGATGAAACATTCAGGGCGTTTTTCTATTGAAAGGACAACTATGCTGTACCAATTCAGAACCAAAGCAGAAGCATTGACATTAGCAGACCAAGTTCCAAACTATGTGCTGAATCAGCTATGTGATGTAGCCGGAATTCTCGATAGCTGCTATAACTCCCATGGCATTGACGGCGGCTATATTCTGGTAGCTGAAAACATTCAGGACGTGGAGGACATCAGGAGAATACACGTTGACTATTCAACCGAGCCAGTCGAGAACGTGAAGAAGCTGAACGATTACCTGAGCATTCTCTATCTCCCGGCTACTGAATACTCAATCACGGTCGTACTCCCTGAATCCATAGCACCGGAAGAAATGAAAGGAGGTGAAGCCATATGTTCGACAGCAAGAACCGCTACATAACCAGCGGCATAGAAAGCTCCGTTCCTCTGTACCTAATCATGATACTCTGGGAGCTGATAGACCGTGAAAAGCAGAATATCAAACTGGATTATCTGCAAATATTCAGATTAAGCAAAGAGAACAGCAAGCAGAGGATAGTCCATGAGCAGGAACAGCCCAAACCATTCAAAAAGACATATGTGTATCGTATGCCGGAAACATTCACAGGCAAGATATATGTCATAGATGATGGCGACCACGAAACAATGCTATTGGCTGAGGAATACTAAGGAACATAGCCTAAATCTATGTTCCCAAAGGAGGTGAGAATATGGTAGGATGGTACATAGCCGGAGTAGTCGCAGGACTGGCAGTAGCAGTAACAGTTGACTGCATAGTGAATAATACGGAGGTGAGAGCATGATACTCGCATTAGCGGCGGCAACAGCAACCATAGCGACCACAGTTGAAGCATTAGCGGCAGGTGTCACCACCGCAGTTGCTATCTATGGAATTGCTAAGACAGGCAAAAAACCGAAATAACTGGAAGAAAGAACAGGATTCCACCTGTTCTTTTTTTATCTATAATTCACGGACAACGGAACACAGCCCCATTTCCCCCGGATATCCGCCGGAAAACGCTGTCCGTGGGTAAACGGACAAAACGGAAACCAAAAAGAAAAGCAAAAACGTGATTATCAACAATATCTAATCTATTGCAATAAATAAACATAGTAAATATGCACAACAAAATCACAACTGCGAATTAGATGAAAATGGAAATTTTTAAGCATGAAAAATGACCACAGCCGGGTCGATGGGCAAAGACTTCTTTCCGAGTTGATTTTTATATAGCCCAAAAACGCTCGTTTTTGCTCCCAGGAATATTATTACAAATCAATCTGCAAGATACCTCAATTTTACGCTCTTTCGATTTGACAAAAGCCAGGATGTGCGGTATACTGTAATCACACTTCAATTTTACGAAGTGAATAAAAAGAATAGGAGGGCTACTTTTATGAACACAAAGTATGCCACCGCACCTGATGAGAACGGTACGTCGTACTTCGGTACTGTAAACCCGAAGAACAACAAAATCGTTCCTGTCGGTAAAAATATCACCGTAACTGACAAGTTCGTTGATATTGACACAGGCGATGTGGAGTTCACGCTGGAATATGTCAACCTCAATGCTCCGCCAACGCCTGTTACGACCAACGGAAAGCAGCTGATAGATGACCTGAACCGTAAAGGCTATCTAGTCGGCAAGAACACCTCTGACATAGTGACTGATTATGTCAGGGAGCAGCTTGACGACTTACAGCCTATAAACGTCTATCGTAACCTCGGCTGGAGGCTGAAAGACGGTAAACTGCAATTCCGTGGTCACACGCTGTTGACAGCTGACAATGCAACAGCAGGAAACTATGTCGGCGATTACGACATAGCGCCCAGAGGTACAAAGGAAGAGCTTATCGCAGATATGCAGAAATGTATACTGGGTAATCCATACCTCGAACTCAGCATGATTCTGGGGCTGTCCTCTTGCGTAGTAGGCTATCTTGGCTGTTTTTCAACGGTAGAAACCTTAGTAGCTAATATCTATGGACGTTCTACCACAGGCAAGACCACCTGCTCGAACCTGGCAGTAAGTATGTGCTGTAACCCGTCACCAGGAGAGGGAAAGCAATCGCTGTCCAACACATGGTACGGCACCGAAAACGGATTGTTCGCTACGATGGCACAGAACTGTGGCTTCACGATTCTGTTTGATGAGATAGGCATGAAGGACAAAGACCTTGATGTTGTGAATTTCATCTACGGAATATGTTCTGGTAAGCCCAAAGCAAGAGCGAGAAAATCCGGAAGCCTGGCAATGCGAAGGTCGTGGAACACCACGTTCATCTCTACCGGAGAGCATTCCATTTTCACCGACAGCAAACCGCCGGATGGAATGAACGTAAGGGTTCTGAACTTTGGCAATATGCAATGGACGAAAAGCCCAGAGCAATGCCGGGAGATAGAGCGTTTCACGCAAAAACACTGCGGACTTCCCGTAATGCTTCTTGCTGACTATATGCTCACTCTGGATAGTCAGGATGTTCGGAATCGCTGCCAGAAGCTCATTGACAACTTAATAACGGAAATGGATACGAAGAAAGACTACAAAGACCGTATTGCAAAGATTATCGCAAGACTGCTGCTTACAGGCGAGTTATTCAGCGAGTGCTGTCAGGTTCAATTCAATATTGAATCCCTGAAGAAGATACTGCTTGATGTGGTGAAAAAAAGTACTCCTGAATCAGAGTCGATAAGAGCATACGATGATATTTTGCAGATGGTCGAACTGAATAGAGATAAGTTCCAGTTCTATTTAGGTAAAAAAGAACACTTTTCTACTGAATACGATGAACTATTGCCCAGCAAAAAGAAACAATGTTATGGAGCAATCATAAAAATGACTGAAAATTTTAGGATTCCACAGAGCTTTGATTATACTCAAGAACGTAAGATTTATATTCTGAGCACCGTGTTTGACTCCTGGATGAACGAACTGGGATATCAAAACAAAGAAAACATTCTCCGTGAATGGCGTACAAGTGGACTTATTGAAACAAAGGATAAAACCCATATTCGCTGTAAAGTTCGCCTCTATGATGGAGGTCCAATGGTTCCTTGCGTTTGCATTATTATAAAAGTATGTCGTGAGCTGGAAGAAAGAGAAATGATTATTTCATGTGTAGATGTTTTTGGTCAAGAAGTTGTAAAATGCATATCGGATTGTATGGATTATGATTTTTATTCTACTGATTACAGAAAATATCCCAAGAATCCAAACGATGTTGAATTAGTTGCAAAAGCAATATTAAGAAGCGCTATAAGAAACGATATCAAAAGATTTCTACACGAATACGTTACAATAAAATTTGACAAAGATAAATATTTAAAATACGTTGAAAAAGAAATGAAAAGCAATATTACTTCTCCTCCTAGCATGATGGAACAAATAATGCGTGACCTTGACGAAATCGATAAATTATGAACTTGACGATAACGAAAACTGACCTGAAAGAGAGAAACTACCTCTCAGCTAAAATTATTAAACCTGAAAATAAAACTGAAAATCCAGCCGATGACCGAGCAGCATTGGAATATGCGGCTGAGATACTACTTAATTTAATCGAAAAAGAAACCGATACGGAATAACACACAAGCAGCCAAGTCCTGACAGACTTGGCTGCATTGATATGCAAAGGAGAACAAAATGACAAATATCACAAAGGGTACTGTAATTATTGACAGTCAAGAAACACTCAGACAAGCAGGAATCGAGCCTGAAGCATTCAACTACCTCATGAAGAAGCTGAAGCTCAAAGTAGAGTACGTCGAAACACCTGACTGTCCCAGAGATGTCGATGATATACTCAAAAGCTACGACAAGCTGATAAAGAAGCTATAAAAAATCAAGAGGGATAAGCCGCTCAGCTTATCCCTCATCTGTATATGGAAAGGAAAAAGATGTCAGAAAGCACTCTGAAAAAAGCTGTATTCTACGGCAGATACAGTTCTCATTTACAGCATGAAACCTCAATAGAAGCACAGCGGGATATCGTCACAAGGTATGCGCTCAATAACGGCTATGAAATCATCTCTGAATATATCGACCGTGCAAAATCAGGAACTACAACTGCAAGACGTGACAGATTCAACCAAATGATACTGGACAGCAGGAACGGAGAATTCCAGTATGTCATTACAAGCAAAATCGACAGATTCGCAAGGAACGTAAAGGATTTCTACATCAGTGAAAACAAGCTGGATGAGAACGGCGTAAAGTACATATCTGCTACGGAGTATTACGATGATAGCACTATGTCAGGTATCATAATTAAGGCTCTCGGAGTAGCGGCGGCAGATGGATACAGTAAGAACCTCGCTAACGAACTCGTCAAGGGCAAGATGGTGAACGCCAAGAGAGCCAAGCACAACGGCGGCATTGCTCCCCTGGGCTATGATGTAGAACTATCCACCGGAACGCTGAAAATAAACGAGGAAGAAGCAAAGGCTGTCCGGCTGATATTCGATATGTACGTCAGCGGAAACAGCTACGGAGATATATGCAATAAGCTGAACGAACTGGGATATACAACGAAGAAACAGAGAAAATTCGGAAAGAACTCCCTGTATGACATTCTCCATAATGAGAAGTACATGGGCGTATATGTATTCAACAAGCGTGCCGGAAAGAAAAACAGCCATGCCAGAAAGCCGGATAACGAGATAGTCCGCATAGAGAACGGCGTCCCTGCTATTATCTCTAAGGAAGTATTCGACAAGGCGGCAAAGCTCATGGAGTACAACAAGCGCAACTCCGGAGCAAATACAGCCAAGCATAATTATATGCTGAGCGGATTAGTCAGGTGCGTTCACTGCGGCTGTATGATGAGCGGCTGTGCAAAGAAGAACGGAAAAGGCATAGTGACCCATGTGTACCGCTGTGGACATAAGCCGGGAGAGAAATGCGAAAACCATGAGATAAACAGCGATAAACTGGACGAATTCGTCATTACAATGGTGAAGAAATATCTGTTTCGTAAGGAGAATATTCCGGTACTGCTGAATATTCTCCGGGAACTCAGCGCAAAGCGTATTACAGGTATCAGCGATGATATCAGTGAGTATGCTCGCAGGCTAAAGGACATCAAAACCAAGCAGGAAAACCTGCTGAAAGTCCTGGAAATAGGCGGTCAGATAGAATCAGTAATCGACAGGCTGAAAGAACTGGAGCAGGATAAAAGTACAGTAGAAAGCAAAATCAGCGAACTGGAACAGAAGAAGTCCGTATCAGTCACGGAAGAACAACTGAACAAGGCGCTGAATATTCTCCCGGCATTCATCATGTCAGGGAGAACCCCGGAATGTCGGCTATTCATAAGGAACATAGTCGAACAGGTAATTGTGAGCAAGGACAATGCGGCTGTCACTCTGAGAGTGACAGCCGTTTCCTGTATGCGTAATCGCAAAAACCGTAAACATATATTATCCTCTGGGATAGACCCTAAAATATATCAGGAGGATAAACACCATGAAAGAAAACAAGAATGCCGTGCTGTATGCAAGATTCAGCTCAGATATGCAGCATGAAACATCAATCGAAGCGCAGGAAGAAGCTATCCGCAGGTATGCAAGGGAGAACGGATATGCCATCATTGCGGAGTACATAGACCGTGCTAAATCAGCTACTACAACGGCAAAGCGTGACAGATTCAATCAGATGATAGAGGACAGCAAGGACGGCGGATTCAGTGTCGTAATAGTCCATAAGTACGACAGATTCGCAAGGAACAGGCTGGATAGTACGGTAGCTAAAGATATTCTCGATAAGAACGGAGTACGAGTAATATCAGTACTAGAGCCTACTGACGATACACCAGAGGGCGAACTGATGGAAGGTATGTTTGAATTACTGGCGCAGTATTACAGCAGTAATCTAGGCAGAGAGGTCATGAAAGGATTCAAGGTAAGAGCGAAGAAATGTCTGCACAACGGCGGTATTGCTCCTCTGGGATATGATGTAGACCCGGACTCAAAGAAGCTCATCATCAATGAAAATGAAGCCATAATCGTCCGTAAGATATTCGATATGTACACGTCAGGATACGGATATAATACTATAATAGCACATCTGAATGAATGCGGATATGTGACCAAATATGGCAACGAATTCGCAAAGAACTCGCTGTACAGCATACTCCGGAACAAGAAATATGCCGGGTATTACGTCTATAATCAATGGGATGGAAAGCATAAACGACACAGAGCCAAACCGGAAGATGAAGTAATATGTATCCCTGACGGAGTGCCTGCAATAATCAGCGAGGAAACCTACGACAAAGCCGCTGAGATAATGGCAAAGCATAAGCTGTCACCGGGAGCAAATACGGCGAAAACTACATATCTGCTAAGCGGAATGATACGGTGCGGTCACTGCGGTGCAATCATGACAGGAAACAGGCGAATGAACGGAAAGGGATATACATACTGCTCCTATCGCTGTCAGCATAAGCAGCCAACGGAATGTGCCAACAAGGAAATCCGGCATGATAGGATTGAAGAATATGTATTACAGGTGCTGGAACAGAACATATTCAACGAGGATTACATACCCGATATCATAGCTGAAATCAAGGAACAGGCAGTACAGCACAATACAAGCGTGATAAAGGAATTGGCAGACCTGACTATGAAACTGGAACGCATAAAGACACGCCGCAAGAACATTCTGAATGCAATAGCTGACGGAATTGCAGAGGACGACTGTAAAGAAATATTATCTCAGCTCAAAGCCGATGAATATTCATGTATCAAACGTCAGAAAGCGCTCAGCACCACAGAAACTGATATAGATATATCCACCGCAGAACTGACCGAACGCATAAGCGAGCTATCCATATACATCTATGAAAGAAATATAGCTGAATGCAAGAAATTCATAGGTCAGTATGTGAAAAGCGTGGTAGTCTACGACACAAAGGTAGAGGTAACGGTCACGATACCATCTGAATTATTATGCGGCTGTGAATACTCATTGACCCGAAGCGTGGGAAGAAAATTCCTGCCTATGCCGTGATAACCTCTACTATTCTGACACCCATGCTGACACCCATACTCTCATATATACTCCAGGGAAAACACGAACAAGCATTCATTTAACGTCTATAAGAGATAGAGCAGGATATAAACGAAAATCCCTCTCGGAAAGCATTCCAAGAGGGATTCTGTATCTCTACCAACACATAGGTAGAGAGCGTGATGGTCGAGATGACAGGATTCGAACCTGCGACCTCTGCGTCCCGAACGCAGCGCTCTACCAAACTGAGCCACATCTCGATAGTTGGAATCGACCATTCTTAATCGACTAATATATTATAGCACGGCGGCTGCTTTTTGTCAAGGGGTTTTAGAAAAAAATCTGAATTTCCGGAACGATGTGGTGCTTATTGACAATTAAAGCGATGGAGTGGTATAATAGGAGCATAACAGACGAAACGCAGGATAAACAGGATTCCAAGAAAGAGGTGCCGAAATGATAAGGATCTTTATGACCGGAGATAACCACATTGGATTGAAATACGCCAGCCACGAAAATGCCGGAGTTCTGGCTGAGTCCAGGATCAACGCCTTCGCCGGAATGGTGGAGGAAGCGAATTCCAAGAAGTGCGACCTTTTCGTGATCACCGGCGATCTGTTTGAGAACACATACAACATTCCGAAAAAGACGGTCGCGGCGGTCGTGGAACTGCTCGTGGGATTCCACGGAACCGTGGCGGTACTCCCCGGAAACCATGACTACTACGACAAGGACGCGAAGCTCTGGCAGGATTTCCGGAGCCTCATCTCCGCCCGGAACAACATCATGCTGCTGACGGAGTACCGCCCGTATGAACTGACGATCGGCAGCGCGGAGGTCACCCTCTACCCTGCCCTCTGCACCTCCCTGCACTCCGCGCCCGGCAAGAATAATCTAGGCTGGATAAAAGAAGCGAACATCGTCCCCGACAGCAGATTCCGCATAGGGATAGCCCACGGCGCCGTCGAGGGTGAAACCATAGACAACGAGGGACAGTACTTCATGATGAAGCGCGCCGAGCTTGAGAGTATTCCCGTGGATGCGTGGCTTATCGGGCATACTCACGTTCCGTTTCCGAAAAATCTCACCGATGAATACACTCCCTGCGACAGAATACTCAATTCCGGGACTCATGTCCAGACGGATGTTTCCTGCAACACTGAGGGATTATGCTTTATTGTCGAGATAAGCGATGACAAGAAAATACATGCCAGGAAGTTCAACTCCGGCAGCCTGCGGTTCTACCGCCGGGGAATAGTGCTCTCCGCTGGGAAAATGGAGGAAATACTCGACCGGGAATTATCCGAAATTGGCGATAACAGCGTGGTGGATCTTGTGCTTTCCGGCGCGGTAAGTTTCGAGGAATACAGGGACAGGCACGATATCATCGAAAAACGGCTGTCCCGATTTGTCGAGGGTACTTACAGCGACAGCGCACTCAGCGAGCTTATTTCCCCGGAACTCATCAGCGCGGAATTCCCGGAAACCTCTTTCTCCTCCGGACTTCTCACCGCGCTGCTGGACGACCCGAAGGAAGCGCAGCTGACCTATGAAATGCTGAAATCTCTCAGGGAGGGAAAATAATATGAAGATAAAAAATATATCCTGCACGCAGTTCGCCGGCGTACGCGACAGGAATATCACGTTCAACGACGGGATAAACGTGGTATTCGGCAAGAACGAGAGCGGAAAGAGCACCCTGGTTGACCTCATCTCGCGCACGCTGTTCCAGAATGCGCGTATTGACGGCAGAAGCGATAAGGAATTCCTGGAGCTGTATTTTCCCTGCAAGCGCAGGGGCAGTTCCATCACAGGCGACTTCGCGGACGGAAAGATAACGTTTGAGGACGAAACCGGAACCTACACCCTTTCCAAGGAGTGGAGCAAGGAACCGCGCTGCACGCTCTCCACACCGGACGGAACTCTCCGGGATCAGAAATCCATCAGCGAGGAGCTGAAAAGGATCCTCGTTTACGGCGAGGGAGTGTATTCCGACATGCTGCTCTCTTCCCAGCGGAATACCGACAGCTCCCTGCAAACGTTGCTTGACGCGTCCAGAAAGACCGAAGCAAAGCAGGAGATTTCCGACGCTGTATCCCAGGCATTTGCAGAAAGCGACGGTATTTCCATCGACGCCATCGGGCAGGCAATAGAAGCGAAGATAGCCGGAATCGCCGGAAAGCACTGGGACGCCGAACGCAGCCAGCCTGCGCGGAAATCCGGACGGTGGGCGACCGGGCTTGGCGATATCCTCAAGGCGTACTACGCGCTGGAGGACGCCCGGGAAGCGCTCGACCGTATCGCCCAGGCGCAGTCGGACGTGGATCGAACATCCGCCGATTTTTCCGAAAAGGATTCCGCGCTGCGCACTGCCGAGGAATCCTTCGAGAGATTCAGCCGCTATGCCGGAATGCTTGCGCTCCAGAATGAACGCCGCAAGAATATCGACCGCCTTGATAAGGAACTGAAAAAGCTCCGGGAGATTCTCGCAGTATGGCCTGAACTCACCTCCGGCATTGAACAGGCGCGTTCGCTGCTAGCTGAAAAAAACGGGCGCGAAACACTGGATAAATATGCAGAGGCAAAGAAGCTGCACGACGAAACGGAAAGGCTCCGGGGAGAATACTCCGGCGTCCCCTGCCCCACCGACGACGAGATATCCCGGGTAAAATCCGCGCAGCGCACCGTGACTTCCCTCGAAAACAAGCTATGCGGAATGAATCTCAGCGCAGCTGTGAAAATGCTGGGTGGGAACTCCCTGGAGGTGACCTCGGTCAGAACCGGCGAAAAGCTTGACATCACCGGCGAACGGTTCGCGCTGACGGAAGCCGTGAATATCAAGATCCCCGGTGTAATGGAAATGCAGCTGTCCCCGGCGGACGTTGACATCGATGAGGTAAGCGCCAAAATAGCCACACAGCAGGAAAAAATCCACGAAATATTCGAAAGGTACTCCGTCAGCGACATCGCAGGTCTGGAGCAGCTTGCAAAGAAAATCGCCG